TCAGTTCAGCATCTTCGCTTCGATACTGGCGAGAATGAATGTTTCCCGCACCTTTTCCAGGGGGAGCTTGCGCTGCAGGCAGGCTGCACATTCCTTCAGGGCCTTGATGTAATAGGTACCTTCGCGCACCGGCCAGCGCCAGTTGAGGTACTCCAGGGCTTCTTTCGGCCCGTGGACCATTTCTGGGAAACCGTATCCAACGCGTACTCTGACCGGGGAACTCCACACGGCATCATCTGCTTCAGTTACGTCACTCGTCATGTCTACACCTTGCATTGCGGCGTAGAAAACTCATCCGAATGGATTTGGTTCCCGAGGTTTGGTGAATTTTTTATGAAACCGGCTTTGATGCCATTCCAGCACTCATCCCGAGGCGCTGCGAACGCCGGCTTGAGGCGGGAATGCAGCTATCGACCTGCCGACTGTGGCCTCGTGCAGGAAAAAAATGACAAACGGGCCAAACCCGCTTGCGCCGTTATTCGATTCGTTCTAAACGCCCGACACCACTCGCTCTTTATGCGTTCGGACGGCCTCGTGGCGGAGTGGTGACGCAGAGGACTGCAAATCCTTGCACCCGAGTTCGATTCTCGGCGAGGCCTCCACCCCATTTCACTAGTGATATCAATGCGTTGAACGTGCAGGATCGCTGCACTTCGGCCCTTCCACGTCTCATTCTTGTTGCGAGCGGCTCCCCTTGATTTCCGGGCATTTCTGGTAGGTGACCGCAAATCCATGCGACATGGATTGCAACATTCGCGCGTTCGGTTTCATCTAACCCTGATAGATCTGTTTCGGGGAACAGCCATGCGTGACGTACTTTACCACTACTGCTCGACTGAAGCCTTCGAGTCGATCGTTCGTCACGGGACTATTCGCTTATCCTCGTTGGTGCTTTCCAATGATACGATGGAAGGCAAGTGGCTTCGAAAAGTCATCGGAGATCTGTGTGATCTGACTCCCGCAGTCCGCTTCAGACGTGACGAGGTCTCCAGCTACATAGATATATTCGTCAACAATATGGATGGCTTAGGGTTTTGCCTTTCGAAACACGAAGACATGCTCAGTCAATGGCGTGGATACGCTAATGATGCTCGCGGGTTTTGCATCGGTTTCGACAAAGACGTTCTCAGGAAGACCGGTGAAAAAGTCGACTCTGAGGGGATGCCCATATTTCGCCTGCGGAAGGTCGAATATGATTTGCGGCGGCAGACGGAAATGCTTCGTCCGATGTTCGATGACATCGTGCCAGCTGTCGAGAAAGGATATCTCCGCCCTGTCTTACAAAATCTTATTGAGACGGACGAAGAATATGAAAAGAGATCTAAAGAGCATAGAGAAGGTAGCCGCGGGGTCTTCCTGAAGATGCTCCTAATGACCTCCCCCATGTTCGAAATGAAGAACCCAGCCTTCCGAGAGGAGGGGGAATTTCGACTAGTCACTCCTGTTATGCACGAACTTGATCAACCTGATGTGGATTTTCGGCCTGCTGTAGATAGGCTTGTGCCATTCAGAACTGCCGCTCTAGACAAAGATGACAACCCTATTGTCTCGGTGACGATTGGGCCCAAGAATATTTCATCCAAAGACGTGGTCGGATCTTTTCTGCGACGGATGGGATATCGCGACGTTGCGGTTAAGCAGTCTGAGGCAACGTATCGTTGACGGGCCGTCTTGACAGCGGCGCTTTCACTGGCAACTTGCCCTCAACTGGAGTGGATGCTGTGGATAAATTTCTTCAGATCATCGGCGCATTAATCTGCGTGGCTGCGCTGTCGCTGATGGTGTTCATTATGAGTGCTTCTGCCGACCGAGGCGACGGCGTTACGCTGCTGCTCGGAATGCTGCCCTTCGGCATCCCAGCCGTCATTGGCGGCGTGGTGCTGGCGGCCTTCGGGTCTATGCTGGAACAGCTCAAGGCGATTCGGGCATCACTGGAGCGCCAGGAGCGCCCTTAAGATGCCACGTTATCGAGCATGCAAAAGAGAGATCACATATGCCTATGCAAGAACATCCACTGTGGGAAGAATTCAGTTCTGCTTATGATCGCTTGACGGAAGCCCATCGCCGTCTTGAAGCTGAAGTCCATAAAGGCGACAGGGGGCTACTGGATGCCGCCAAGCTCGACATGAAAAAGGCGCAGGAAGCTTACGACGAGGTTTGTAACCGCCTCTAAGCAGCCAAGGAAATCGACTAAGAAGGGGAACAGAGGCATGGCTTACGAACCGTCGAAAGAACAACCGCGCATCACTCGCATAAACGGCCATCAGGTATTCGAAGCACCGGATGGCAAATTCAAAGTTGTCAGTGATGACGGGCAGGTCGGCAGTGATTTCGACAGTTATGATGATGCATGCGGCTACGCTCGATCACTTCGAAGCCGCGATCCGCGCAACCCTGTCTAAGCCGCCCGCTTGAACCAGCCGTCGAACATTTCCGCCGTGAGATAGATCACATTGGATGGCCGGTCTTTCACCGGATGCCCCTTCCTTCGAGCGCGAAACTCGTCGGTCTTATGCTTGGGAGAGCAGAACCGGGCGTGTTTGTTTTTCGATCCGAACACGCGATGGCACCAGGCACACGTGCAGAGAAACCTCTCTTTTGGTCTGGCACCGTTGTACAGGGCCGCGCAGGAGGTAGAGCAGAACTTCGTTCGGTTCTGACGCGGTCTAAAGAAGGTGCCGCAATGCTGGCAGTCACGCTCAGGAAGGCCGCCAGTGCGTACCGCCGCCCGACTGCACATATATGAGCAGAAACGCTGAGGGTGCCCGTCATAGAGAGGCTGAAACGTCTTGTTGCAGGCCTCGCAGCTGAGGGGCTTGCTCTTGGACCGTTTCACGAGCCGGAAGGCAGACCGCCCGACAAGGGACTGCTGGTACTTGTGATCCTCGTTCAGATACTCGATCGAAATTTTTGCGCATTCGACCGAGCAGAACTTTCTCGTTCGATCATGATCGTCCTCAAGCGGTTTTCGGCACCATGCGCAGGTATCTCGAGCCACAAACTCAGGCTGGCCTTGCTCCCATGTCGGACGCTCTGCGCCAATGCGGTTTAAACCCTCAAGCACCACAGAGGCGGCCTCTTGATCAGCAAATGCCCAGGCGTTGCCCTCCAGGCACATCGCGGCTCTCAACCCGTGGCGAATTGGGCCCTCGTTCTCAAATTCGCTGAAACGCCAGTCTTTCAACACATCCATGACCTGGTTCACCAAATGCCGACGACGACGATCGTTCGATATCCTGGGAGACTTGACCTTCGTGGCTGATCGCTCGTTTCGCGCTTTCAGGAGGTGATCGAGATAAACCATTGCCTCACCCGAACATCGCGTCGAACATGCCGGCGGTCATGTTGTGACCAGACCGCTGTGGAAGCGTCTTAACGCCGTCGGGAGCCTGGGGCTGCTTTTCATAGGCGTGGTCGATCCAGACGGCGTCCATGGCGCGGAGAATGGTGACGTGGCGGGCTTCGATGCCCCAGCCGGTCAACTTGCTATATGCGAGGATCTCCGAAGGCCCGATCGGGTTAGGCCCGGCCATGTGGTAGGTGCGGGTCTTGTTGAGGTCGAGGAACCATTGCCAGAGCAGTTCGCCGCCGGCGGGGATCCCCACAACCCGGGGACCCTTCGCCTCGAGCTGGCGCTTCAGTTCGGTGCATAGAAGCTTCTGCAGGTTCATTTCGTCGCAACCCTTCCCCAGAAGATATCGACACGGCCGCGCGAGGCCGCATGCTGGAAGAACTTATCTGTTGACGACCGCCGCTGCTGGTCCGTCATGGTGCGGTACCGGCCATTCTTGCGCGAATAGTCGAGCTGCCGCCCTTCGCAACGGGCAACCAGAATATAGCCGCGCTCCGGATCGGTCTGGTGCTCGACGACATCGAGGTAACCGCGCGCGACGACCTCGACCTGCAACAAGGCACCACTGTCGGGATGGAAGTGGGCATCCATCACTATAACTGGCCGGTCGCGATAGTCCTCGCTCTCGATCTGGGTCAGGACGTCCGGCGTCAGGCCGTCGTCAGGGCTCTCGGCAAGCGTCAGGGTGAAGCCGCCGTCGGCGCTCGTGCCCGTGCCGCCACCGATGTCCGACACTTCGATCAGGCCGAACGGCTTGTACTCGACGCCGGCGTATGTGAGCGGAGACGATCGGCTGATGAAGCCGAATATGCCGCTGCCAAATTGGAAGCGGAGCATTTGTCTCGTGATGATGGCGCCCGAATCGTAGAGCGCTTTGACCTCGTTCGACATTGTCATTTCAGCACCTGATATCCTTCGAAGGAGATTGATGAGGGAGAGGCGACCACCGCCATCTGCCAAGACGTCCAGTCGATCCGGAAGAGACCTTTCGGGCGCCATAGGCGAGCGACGGCACCCGCTGTGAAATAGCTTTGGATGAAGGGATAGACGGAAAGGTCGATGGCCCCGGCACCGCTTGCTGTAGCGTTGCTTACGATCTCGTAGAGGGCGACATAGCCGCTCTGCTCGAGCGCCAGCCGATCGCCTTCAGTGGCCACATAGCCCGCTGGAGCGCCTGTAACCGATATCGCGCCACCGACACCTACGGATGCCAGTGATCCTGCTCCAGCCCATCCTGGAGCGACCTCATCCGGAGTTCTTGCCCCGAGGTAGTGAAGGGGAGCAGCACGGCTGGTGTCATAAGCCGCGAACCGATTAAGCCCACCGCGCAGCCTCGCCTTCCATGCCGTCCAAGCCTGCATGCCGGCCTGGTCGAGGGGCATCGTCTGGATACGAGCGCGAAAGGTCGGGTCGAAAACCTGCGTGATATTGAAGGAGACGCCACGCTTAAAGGCCGATGATACAGTCCCGTCGTCGAGCGAGAACGTACATTCGAGCAACCGAGCCGACGGCAAATTATATACGGTCACTGGCCGAACCTCCTTTTGTTGATTTCCGGCATGGCGCCGCCCACAGCGGTCGCGAAGCTCCGGCTTCCGGCCCATTGACCAATCGTCTTGCTCGCTTGCTGCTGGCTCACGTTGCGGACAAAAGCATTGAGGTTGCCGCCTTCGTCCACGGTCACACCAACATCGACTTTCACGTCCATCTGGCCGCCGCTACTGTTGCCTAGATCAACCGGGATGCGCCGTCCGTCCGGGAGCGGGACCGCGGCTTCAGGTCCAGCTTCTGCAAAGATTGACGGCTTGTCGGAAACCCCTCCCTTCGCAAAGAGGCCCACAGGCGATTTTGGAGATGAGGGGAAGCCACCGCCGCCACTAAACAGCCCGCCAAGGAGCGAGCCGAAGATGCCGCCACCACCACCGCCACTGCCGGCAGCCTTGTTGACCGCGAAGATGCTGTCGAGGACGTCGTCCATCAACTTGTCGCTGATTCGGTCCAACACATTCAGGGCAACGTCGCCCATCTCCTCCCAGGTGACCCTCCCATCGTCGAGGGCGTTCTTCATGTCCTGAAGGGCGGAGCGCGTAAGGTCCTTCTCGAAGTCCAGTTGATCAAGCACCCGCTGCCGCGCTTCTTCTTGTTGATGGAGCGCCTCATTCAGGTCGATGATCCGCTGGCGTTCGGTATCTGTCGCCTCGGCTCCGGCCATGCGCGATGCTTCAAGGGCACGCTTCGCCTCGTCGCTCTGCCAGACGACCGCGATTTCCTTCTCCAGTTCGGAAATGATCTCTTTGATGCGCTCGCGCTCGCGCTCGGAGGCGGTGGACGCCTTTTCGGATGCCGATGCCGATTTCTTCGCCGCGTCGTCTCTCTCCTTCCGCTGGACCGATTCCTCGGCAAGGGCGGACGCCTGTTCCCGCGTGAGCTTGACGCCATGGCTTGAGGCGTCGGCAAGGATCTTCTCCAGCTCCGCGGCGATCGCGCGTTCGCGGTTCGATTTCGCCAGCTCTTCGCGGTAGCCACGGACATAGTCGCCGGAGAGGTCGCGGGGTGGCGCTGCCGGTGCCGTGGGACCCGCAGGGGTAGAGGATAAGCGTCCGTTTCTAACGTTCGTGATCCTTGCGTCTTCTTCGGCCAGAAGGCGCATCTGTTCGTCAATCTTCCTGAGGACGTTCGCCTCGGTCTTAGGTGTAGCCAGCCTCTGGTTTTCTAGGTCAAGGCGCTTGCTCGCTATCTCTATTTGCCGGCCTTCGAGGGTGGCGCTTTGCTGCTTTTCAAACTCCTTGAATGAGTCCAGAAACGTGAACCAAGCAGAAACCGCATCGATGATCGCGCTTTTGATGCTGGTTCCGATGGTGTTCGCTACGAGGTTGAATTTGCGATCAACTTCCTCAGCCTTGGCTACCATCTCCCTTGTCATGACGAGGCCAAGTTCGTTCGCCAGCCGGATCTGCTCCCTGATGCCCTCGGCGCCCTTGTCGACAAGCTCGACGAAACGCTCGCCGGCCGATCCACCGAACAGCTCGTCGCCAATGCGGATCTGCGCAGCGCGATCGAATTCCTTCATCCGTCCGATGATCTCGACGAATAGCTCGGAGGGGTTCTTGAGCTTCTTCGAGAGCTCCTCTGAACTGTAGCCAAGGCGCTGGAATGATTCGGCGGCGCTGCCCGCGCCTGTCTGAACAAACTCGTCTGCCCGGAGCTGCATCTCCTTCAGGCCATCGGTGAGAGCGTCCACCCCAATCTTGTTTTGCTCGGCCGCGAACTTGAGTTCCTGAAACCGCTCGACGTCCATCCCTGCCATGCGGGCTTGACGGGAGAGGGCCGCGGTACTTTCGACCGACGTCTTGAGGGCGGTGACAAAGCCGGCCATCCCGGCCGTCATCGCGCCGACCGCGAATGCCTTCCCAAAATCCCCGATTTTCGCGCTGGTGGACGCGAGGGCCTGGTTGATCCGCGTCGTCGTGCGGATCATATCCTGCTCCATCTGCTTCGTGGCGCTGGTGCTGCCTTTGCGTAGGCTCTGATAGGTCCGCGTGCCCGTGCGCTCGCCTTTCTGCATGTTGCGCTCGAAGTCGCGTATGCGCGCCTCGAGGGAAACGACTAGGCGTTCTTCATCGGTGACAGCCATCAGGCAAAGCTCCATTCTTCGATATCGCCGTCGAACGTGTCGTATGACGAGATGCCGGTTTCACCCGCGGCGCACCGGGCGACGGCCATGGCAGTGGCTACGGCACCGTCGATCCGGTCCTTGCTCTTGCCCTTGTGGAAGCTGCGATTGCCAGCCGTGTCCGTCCGGATCGCGATATTGTCGAAATGCCAGCGAAGGATCGGATGACCGCCATGGATGAAGCGACGGGCGAGGATGGCCCGCTCGAGCTCGTTGATCGCCGGCGACATGGAAACCCACCCCTGCCGGAACTCGACCACCGGCAAGCCTTTATAGAGCAGGTTGCTGATGCTGTTGCGGGCGAGCGCCGGATCGAAGGCGATCTCGCGAACATTGAACCGGGCGCATAGATCCTCGACTGCGGCCTCCACCGCGTGGAAGTCGACGACGTTGCCCTCGGTCAGGGTGATCAACCCTTGCTCCTCCCAGACCGGATAATTCACGCCATCCTGGCCGGCCTTGCGGTGAATGTTATCTTTGGGGAGGAAGAACCACGGATGAACCGCATAGCCGCTCTCACGGTCACCCCAGGCGGCGACAATGGCCGTTAGGTCGCTCGTGCTGGATAGGTCCACGGCGAGATAGCAAGGCGTTTGGTCGGCCTCCATGGCATCGAGATCCACTGCGCCCTTGCCCTCGTCATAGACCGGCATGGAGACGAACGGAGACGCACTGTAGTCCAGCCAGCAGTTGAGGTGGAACTGTCGGAAATTATCACGCTCGCCGGGCTGCTCCTTCGCCTCGTGGGCCATGGAGCGCAAGCCGTCGATATCAGGATAGCCGTCGGCAAGGCCCGGGTTGACGAAATGCCATAGGTCCTCGTCCTGCCAGTCAGCCTCCGGGTCGGTTTCGAACAGGACGGGCAGGAAACGCGGATCCTCGATTTCACCCGACTGGACCTTGCGGGCATACTTCAGCCGCTCATAAGCAAGGTTCTCCTGTCCGCGACCGGCCTGGGTGATGATGATCAGCAGCGATCCTGTCGTCTTGTTCAGCGACGTGCGCAGCGCCGCCCACATTGCGCGGGCAATCTCGCCTTCCCAATTGATCAGCTCGTCAGCCAGCACGAAATTTGCTGTCTTGCCGAGCTTGCCCTTCTTGGCTGAAGCCAGCGCCCGGAACTTCGCCTTGCTCTTCCGGTGCTCCAGAACGAACACGCTCTCGGTCGGCTTCATCGCCTCCTTCAGCCAGTCGGTCTCATCAACGATGCTCACGGCCTCGTCGTAGGCGATACGCGCGTCTTCCTCTGCTGAGGCGGCAACGAACACCTGGCCGGACGGAACGCGCTCGTAGCCCACTGTGTGAAGCAGGGCGAGGCCTGCGCCCAACGTGGTCTTGCGGGCACCGCGCGGGAGCATGATGAAAACCGTCTTCACCTGGCGCCGGCTGTCGGGGAAGCACGGACCATAGATGCGGCGCACGATCCGTTCCCAGAACAGCGGGAGGTCGAACTTTCCGTCGCCGCTTTTCGGGTGGTGCAAGGCGCGGAGGAAGTTGACGGCACGCTCGCCTTTGCCGAACGGATCTTCGATCTCGCTCCCGTCGAAGATCCATTCGGGGCGGGTGGCTTTGATCAATCCGCCAATTGGCGGAATGTTAGACGTCGAGGCCATCGGGCGCCCCTCCATCCTTCGGCTTGTCCTTGCCGCTGAAGCCCTGCTTTGATCTAGCCGCTGGCGTCAGGCCAAGCTCTGCCGACAGCCGGGCGACGGTCTCCATCGCCTTCGCCATGATGCCGCTCGCCGGGTTCGGTTTGAGCATGCCGTGAGCCGTCTTCACCATGAGGCCGTGTTCCGCCATGGCCTTCTGGCATTCCCGGACAGTCCAAAGCGCGACGATGTAGGTTTCCAGCACGCCCATCATGGATGCGGTGAGGATCTTCCGCTGCACCATTTCAGCGGCGATTTGATTCCATTCTGGAATTATAACCTCGGGCAAATTTGCCGGAGGTTTCGGGACACCCTTAAGGCCGCCGTCAATCGCCTTCAGCGTTGCCTTTGCGCCGCGCGTTCCCTTGCTGCTCATTCGCCCACCGCCTCCAAGGCGCGAAGCTCCAGCCCCTTGCGGCGACCGATCTCCTTCACTTCCTTGATGTTGAAATTACCGCCCTCGTAGACGATGCGGTCGGCGTTGGTGACGCCGTCGATCCACCTGGTTCGGAAGATGATCCCGGTCTCGTCGCTTGCGCCGGCCGCCCGGATGAATTCCTCGGTGCTTGCCTGCACCACCTGGGCGCGGAGGGTGGCAAGCGGGGTGAAGGTCGGCGCCGGAGTGCCGTAGTCGTTCACGGCGCCGGCGTCGTAGCGATCGATGCGGATGGTGCGGTCAAGTTTTCCAGATCTCATAGCTCTTGCACCTTCGCGTTGATGGTGACGACGGCATGGGAGGTTTCGCCGTCAGGATCGCGGAGGAACCGGGCGCTCTGGACGTAGCAGCCGGCGAAGTGGAAGCCTGTTTCAGCCGGCAAATTTGCCTTGTGAACTGCTGCCCGGATCGCACCGGCGATGGCTTTCACGCCCTGCGTGCTCGGCTCCTTTTTCCAGACATGCAGATCCATGTAGACGCGGGTCAGGTTGCGGCTGAGGCTGTCGTTCTCGTCGAGGCTCTGGCCTTCACCGATGACGATCGAGGGCGACGGGGCGGGCCGCTCGTTGCGATCGAGGATGGCGGCAGCCGGGATCAATTGAGTGACGGCAGCGGTACCGATCAGGCGCGCTCGGACGGCCTTCTGCAGGGCGAGTTCCGGTGTCATTTGCCGCTCCCCCAGTTCCTCCGGACGGCACGGCTGATGGCGCCCTTGATCCGGTTGGCAGCGCGCTTGCGGGTGAGCCTGAAGCCGGGCCAGAAGAACGGCTGCGCATGCGTCTTCGTGGTCCCGTGCTCGACGAGGTGGGGATACCGGACGTCTTCGTTGCCGGCGGTGACGATCGCCTCCAGCTCGCCGGCCACGCGGCTTCCGCCAGGCTGCGAATACTCCGGCGTCGCCTGTCCCGGCGGAGTGACCGTGATGCTTTCCTCCAAGGCGCCGGTGTCCTCCGGAGCAAGCTGGCGCTGCATGTCGGCCACCTCGTCAGCGCTTTTCAGGAGGGCAGGTTTCACCGCCTCGCGAACCGCTGTAGGAATGGCTCGCATCCTATTCTGAAATCTTGATAATCCGCCGTCGTCAGCCAAAGGACCACTCCCGGTATTCGTTGACGATCGACCAGACGCCGAACGGGATCTCCTGGGCCGTCACCCCGACAAGAGTTGCCTCGCGGTTTTCGTACCGGTGGGCGGCGAGTTGGAGCACGGCTTCCACGAGAGCGGCTGGCACCGTTGATGCAGGCGGGTCTCCGGCAGGCGGATACGTCGTCTCGATTTTGAAGCCGAGCAGCCGTTCAATGTGATCTTGAGCAGCCGCGATCTTCCGGCCCATAAGCTCGTCATCGGCAGTTCCGAGCCCATCGGTCCAGCCGATCTGCTCCTTCAACTCGGCGACGGTCACAATCATAGAACGCCTTCCTTTCTGCTGTTCACAAAATCGGGGCTAAATCGGCGCGTTTTCGCACAGTGGACCCGCCGCCGGTCCCCTTGAGGGGTGGAATGTTTTCGACCACCCCCGGGTGCCTTGTCGCCGCATCCGATCGATGAGATGATGAGCCGTATAATTTCTCGATTTTCGATACGGACGACACAATGTTCAAAGTTGTACTGACTGCCGAAGCTGAGGCACTCTTGGATCGTCTCGCACGATCTCCTTCCACGTGGCCCGACAATGATGAGATCGTAGACCTCGTGCGGCACCGCCTGATTGAACGTGGGGACGGCGCCTATCATGCGACCGACGAAGGCCGCGAATATTTGAAGCAGCGCCATCGCCATTGATCATGCCTCCACGGCGTCGACGCGGACGATGTTGCTGTTGATCGCGAGGCTCATGTTGAACTTCACCACGTTGTTCGCGGTGTCGTAGGCCTCCGCTGCGCTCATGACCTGGGCAATGAACAAGCGGGAGGATGGGGTGCCACCAGGCGGCTCGTCATTGAGCTCGACCTTGAAGGCGTAGTCGTAGGGTGTCCGTTCAGCCGCCACGACAGCGATCTGGCCTTCGTCCACTGGATCCAGACCGGCGACGACTTCCATGGTGCCAGCATCGCGGATGCCCTTGAGCTTCTTCCTCCGGCCTTCTCCGATCGCGTCGAAGGTGATGGCGTCTGAGGTGTCTCCGGCCGTGCCGAGGGCTTCAAGCGGGGTGATCTCCTTCCACACCTGAGTGGTGAAATCAGCGGCTACGAAGTCGCTGCTCTTCTGGCTGAGAACGCCACCGATGAAGAGCTTGCTCTTTGCGGTTGCCATAAGCATGGGATTTACCCTTTCAGTGTGCGCCGCTCTTCCGCGGCTTCGATTGCGTTGCAGCGCTGACAGCCAGGCCGCCAGTTGGTGCGGTCCATGCGAAGATCAGGGCGGGCTCGGATGCTCTTGATGTGCATGACCACCACGGCGGGCGCACCGCATCGGCAGAGGTCATTGCCCGGTAGGGCGAGGAAGGCCTTTGCCTCCTTCGCCCATTCGGCGTCATAGCCACGCTGGCGGGCAGCAGGGCGTTTCTTGTCAAAGCGTGCCTTGCGCTCCCGATCTGCCTTCATCGCGCGCTGGCAAGGCTTGGCGGCTGTGTGAGCCGCCCCGCAATGCGAGCAGATGGAGGGGGCGCGGTACGGCATCAGGGCAGCTGGATATGCTGATGGCCGATGAGGGCGATTGCGCCGAGTTGGATCGAGGTCCCCCCGGCTTTGGTCAGAGCAAGGCGGACGTACCGCTTCTTGCCGATGTATTCGACCTGGTAGGCGCTCGTGGCGCCCAAAGAAGCAGGCACACCGTTGATGATGTCTTCCTCGTCGGCATCTGTGTAGCCGGATCCGGAAGTGTCGCTCTCCTGCACCTTCACGCCGAAGTCACCGGCGCTGGTGATGGAGCCCGTGTTCACGATGAACATGAGGCCCTGCGATCCCTTACGGTCGATTTCAAGGCCGTCCGCGGCAGCGCTCTGGGACGCAGAGTTGATCGCCGGTACAGCGTGGAGGTTGTGGTAAAGACCCTTGCGCATTTAGCTTCTCCTTAGTTCGCTGCAATCTTGAGGAACTTGATTGCGTTGAAATCGCCCGCACCGCCGCCGACGCGCTTGTAAACGTCGAAGACAACACGGCCTTTCTGGGTGAGCTCGTCGCGGTTGATGCGAACGCCCTGGCGGTCGACGATGACGTAGCCCTGGCGGAAGTCCCCGAACGCTATGGGGGTGGTGCCGGCGGCGATGTCGGGCATGTTCTCGTCAATCTCGACCTGGTAGCCGAGCAGCGGGTGTTCGATGCCGTCGATGAGATTGCCGGTTGGCGCCCAAAGGAACCTGCCATCGCCGTCTTTGATCGTGCGGATGCGAACGGCGGTGTTACTGTTCATCACGAACCGGGCGTTGCCTTTGTACGGACGACGCAGCGCCGAAACGAGCTTGATCAGCGATGCGGTGAGTTGGTCATCTGTCGGCGCTGAGGCGTGACCAGCCGGGATGTACTGATGCTTGCCCCAGGCGCGGGTGAAATCTTTCTCTGGAGCGGTGCCGTAATCGAGGAGGCCACGAGGCTTGCCCTCGACGCCATCACCGTTCCAGAAAGCCTCGCCTTCGGTTTCGTCGAAGTCGTGAACCGCATTGTTGATCAGCCAGGAGGCAATATCCGTGGCAGCGTCGTCGAGCAGGTGACGTGTTGCCACGGGTGCAGCATACAGTTCGGAGACTGGATAGCTGTGCTTGATCAGTTCCGGGCGCGGCGTGTCCTGCGGGCGTTCCTCACGCTCTGCAACCCACTTGGCGCCGCGGCGGCCCATGCTGTAAAATCTTTCGTATTTGTCGGTCGAGATACTGACCACCTCGGCAAGGCTGCGAAGCACCGAGAGGTCCGTCATCAGCGTGCGGATCGACAAATCGATGGTCGGCAGGACGAAATAGCCGCCGGCGGGGTCGGTATCCGACGCTGCTGCAGATTTCATCTCGAAGGAGCCACCGGCTTCCTCGATCGCTGCAGAGATGGAAGAGCGCAGGTAGGACGACAGGGCCTTACGCTCGACCTCGATCTGCTCGTCCTTGTCCTTCTTTACGCCGGGGCGATTGGCCTTCTTCTCCAGCTCGTCGAGGCGATCGATGAGTGCCTTGATCTCCGGCCCACCTTCGACCTTCTTCAGACGCTCGTCGATGTTCTTCTGCAGATCCTCAAGGGACTTGGTGACGATCGAAACCGGATCGTCCTCTTCGCCCTTGCGGGTGATCGCCACGCTGTCGAGCAGCGCCTGTTTCATGACATGCTGCATGTCACTTCCTTCCGATCTGCGCGGCTGCGCGGTTGATGGCAGCGGCGATGGAAAGCGCCTCGACTGCCGACTTGGCGGAGGTGACCCTCGCGCCGGGATGCATGCCTACCGTGACAAGGCTGATCTCGATCATTTCGAGAGCCTTGATGGTGCGGCCCCCGCCTGGGCGGGTAAGTGCTTTTTTGGTGATGAAGCTGATGGAGACGCCATTGACGGCGCCGGCCCGAACAAGAGCATTCACTTCTCGGGCCCGCGCGACTTCGCTGATCAGCATCTTGCCGCTGACGTGTAGGCCGTCCGATCTCTCACCGGCGACATCCCAAGTGCCGATCGGATCACCATGGTCATGGCCAAACAGCATCGGGATCGGGAGCTTGAGGCTCTTGAACGTACCCGGCTCGATCATGTCGCCTACCCGGTCGGGGGTGGCGAAAGGCCATGCCAGTGCCGAGATAGCCCCGCTATCGTCTGCCAGCATCTTGGTTTCGAAGAATATCCGATCCATCAGCCACGCTCCGGTGCGAAGTTCCGGCGGTCACCGGCGAAGGCGTCCACTTGCGCCTGGAGCCAGTCAGCTGCCTTGAGGACGCGCACGACGTTCTTGTGGTTGAAGGAAAGGTCCGAGCCTTCGTGTTGCACCTCCCAACGAAGGACGCATTTGCCGAGGCAGTTGATGCGGGCTGCTTCCCGGTGCGCCGCGGTGACTGTGCCGTCCGGCTCGGCGCGCTCGGCCAGTTCGTCCATCATTTCGATACGGGCGCGGCGCTGGGTGGCGCTGTCCGGGCCGGCGATCCACATCACCATACCCGTCGGCTTGCCTTCGAACGGCTCGTGGATTTCGAGCTTTCGGCCACGGTCCTGGTCGACCACGTTGGCTTGGATTTCCTCAAGCGTCATCGCGCGGCTCCTTGTCGGCGTCGTCTTCATTGTCTGGCTTCGGCGGGGTCTGCGCAGAATTGCGTATAGGGTCCGCTGGGTTTTGAGCAGACCCCGGCTGACTACTGCCGGTGTTCGGGTTCGCGTATTCCTCGCCACCATCACGGGGTGGGAGGTCTAGCCAATCGCGGCCGGTGTTCGGGTTGATGACGCGGGAGGCAACGAGGCTGTTGATCGCGGCTGCCAACACCGCCAGGTCAACCTTACTGAAGTCGTCACGCTCAAAGCGGACAGCATATTTCGCCCGCTCTTCTTTCGTGAAAAGGGCGCGGCGATAGGCGCTCTCCAATGCCTTCAGCCACGGCTCAAGGCAGAGCAGAAGAAATAGGCGCTGCATCTCTGCCGAGTTCGACCATGTTGCCCGGGAAAGCTCGCCAATAAGTATGGCGGGGATGTTGAAAGCGCGGGCTATTTCTTGAAGCTGGAAGATCCGGAGCTGCTGGAATTGGGCATCCACGCTCGAAAATGTCATCTGTGCCCATGACGCACCGTCATAGAGGAAGGCGGTCTTGCCCCCGTTCTCGGAGCCCTCCATGGCCGCGCGCCAGCCCTTGATCATTTTCTTTAAGCCTTCGTCACCGAGCGGCTTAGGAGACGAGACGACGCCACCGGGACGGGCGCCTTTACCGAAAAGCTGCGCCGCATGGCGCTCCATGACGATGGCAACACCGATCGCCTCCCGGCATAGTGTCACCGGGCTCCTGTCGAAGGTGCTCTTGAGGTGGACGATGTTGCCGGCCGGTTGGATGATACCGTTGATCCGGTACCGCGGCTGAAGACTGTCATCGGGATAATCGACGTTGATATAGCCGGGACGCGGGCGGATGATTTCCAGAACCGAATCGTCCGATGATCGGCGCGTCACCTGGGCAAGTCCGCCTTGGTCGCGGGTCAGGGCATCGACCATGAGGGAGCGGGTCAGCTCGAAACCGGAGGTCCAGTCATTTGCTTCGTTCTTGAGAAGGCCGGCAACCGGATGGGCTGGGACATCCGTCTCGGTACCATCATCCGCGATTTCAACGACCTTCACACGAAGGCTGGCGGCCGCTTCGGATATGGTGCGGACGGCAGCGGCGACGGCCGGCACGCGAAGAGCGATCTCAGATGAAACTGCGATGCCGGTTGAGGTCGGCATTCCGCCACCGAGCAGATCAAGGATCTGGTCGTCGGTCAGGGCTTTCTTTTCAGTCCGGAATGGGTTCCATCTCATCCATCAGGTTATGCCCGATGCGGGATGTAATAGCATAACGGTTTGAGACGGGAATTCGTGGCTGTGGGAGGTTAGGCGTGGGTGTAGGAAAAGTTCTGTTTGATTGGCGAGATCGTCGCTACCGTCTGATCCAGCTTAGGCTGGAGCGCGAAAAAGCATATGAGGATTTCTACACAAGGACTAAGGGGCTCAACCGCCGATCCGAAGAGTATGAAAGCCTGGATGGCGACCACCAGAATGCGGTAGCGCTACTCTCTGCCGAAATAGGAAGGCTAGAGACCTTAGACCTGCTTCGCCGCGCCTACCGCTGGCGAGCTCCCGTTCCCGGTCACCCGGTGCTGCCGGAAACGGAGAATGAGCATTGGGCTTGGAACCGAGTGATCGGTGGATATCATCTGACAACGAAGGGAATGCGCGAGGTAAGGCATGCCGTTGCCGCTGAGGTCGACCTCTATTACAAGCCATGGCTTTCATGGGCAGCCATCGCGATCAGTTTCCTAGCCCTGATCGTTTCTGTTTTCAAACCGTAGGAAGGCGATCAGGTCGTCCTCAAAAGCGTAGTACCGCCCGCCGATTTCCCTCACCGGAGAGCCGGGCTGTTTAGCGATCGTGTCCCGGACGAAGTCGGCACCAACACCGATCCGCCGGCCGATCGCCGGCAGCGTCCAAATGATCCGAGACGGGTTTCCGGCTGGCTTAGCTCTGCCGTCCAGCATGGCGTCGAGGCGCTCGGGGGTGAGGGCGGGGCGGGTCAAATATCGTCCTCCGTGTCACCGACCTCGTTCACGACCAAGCGGCCCCGCTCATTTCGGTAGGGCGTGAAGTATTTCGCAGATTTGCGGCTCAGCTTGACATGACGATCCCTGTAATAGTCGATTAGATCTTTCAACTCGGGCGATGGGCCAGCTATCTTTTCAAGCGCAGCCAGCGTTGAGGCAATGCGCTCGATCTCGTCATCCAGATCTTTCATGCGACGCTCCGTTTCATCTGGATCAGATCGCCGCCACCCTTGGGGCGCGGGATGTTGTAGATCGCCTCCATCGCCGCCTTGTGGACCAGCGCCGGCATGAGCGTCACGACATTGGTCGGTTTCGTATCGGCCCACTCGAATAGATCAAGCTGCTTCATGCGTTTGCCCTCGCTTTAACGTCCCACGCCTCGATATCGAAAGGTGTGAGGTGCCCTTCCATCAGCATGCCGAGGCACCGCTTCAATTCCTCTGGCGGGCAACCACGGCTCAAAAGAAAGTTTCTGCCACCTTCAACGCTCTGAGGAACCGGGAAGGCTCGCGTATACGTTTCCTTCCTTTCTTCATCATAAGCCCGACTTGGTGAGGCTGACGCTGCCGTTGGCGCTGCCGGTGAATTTAAGTCTGAAGGTGAAGGTGATGGTGATGGTGATGGTGTTTCATTTAGCTTTCCATCAGCTTTGCCGTTAGCTTTACCTGTAGGTTTCGTTTCGGTTTCGTTTAGGTTTTCTGTCGGCTTGCGCGGACGACCACCTTTCTTGCCGTTCTCAACCTTCGTCAGGCGCAATTCCTCTGATTGCCGGCGGAGTTCAGCCGTCTTGACGTGATGCCACTGCCAATCGAAGAGAGGCGCCAGAGCATCCCGGATCATCGGCCATTGCTCCCGCTCTGCCGAGCAGATGCGGCGAAGCCGTTCTTCGTCCGTCGGAAGTTCGCCATGCATCCATTGGTGAAGCCTGAGGCGCATGTGGCAACCGTATTCCTCGGGGCTGAGTGCCGACGTTTCAGCAAGCTCGTCTCCGATATAGATTTGCATCCAAGGTAGATGGCTCAACCGAAAGCCCTCCGGTTCGTTCTATACTGCCGCGCGAGTGTAAGCGCCTGGGCGGCCTGAACCGCGGTGATGTGGAACTTCTCCCGGAGCAGGTGGATGACCTGCTCCGGGATTTCCTTCTGATCGGCAAGCCACATCGCTGCGGCCGTGATGGGCTCGTTTGTCATGCTACCTCCCAAGGACGTGGAGTTTCTGCAGCTCGACGGCCAAGCTCTGGATCGTCAGCGGCCGCTTTTCACCGGCAATCATCTTGCCGGTAGCAGTGTGTGAAAGGACGTAACCGCCGCTTGATTTGGCGACGGTGAAGCCAGCGTCCTTGGCCAGCTTCTTGAGGCGGGATTGGGGATTGATGGTCACAGTCCGCAGCCTCCGGTCAGGCGGCCGACGCTGTAATCTCCCTCGTCGCCATTGTAGTCTTGCTCATCGCCGTCGACTTCAAGGTCGTATTCACCGCACTGGGGCGAACCACCAAGCCATGGCTCTTCGTCCCCGCTATTTTCGACGTCGGGATCACCGTCGAGGATGTCCAGCAGCCCGATCATCTCCTCAATCTTGGCTTCCAGCCTTCGGCGCGTGGTGATGATGATGCGCGGGTTCATACCGACGCCCTCCCGGAGGACCGCGGGACGACCAGGACGAATTCTGACTTTGCCTCATGGCAGGTCTGAACACGCCATCCCGTCTCGTTCGGGTGCAAATCTGCCATCGCCTCCGCAAGCGCGTTTGAATGGTACCGAACACGCTCCGAGGGTAGGGCCTTCGCGAGGAACTCGTCTACCGATAGGGGTGCATCACGAACCGAAACCTTAGCGGCCGCTGTGACCGGTAGCGAGGCGACGGTCGCAAATCCAAGGAACAGTCGGCGGGAGAGGGGTGGAAATGGTGACGGCGCAGTGTTATCTTCCCCTTTGTTCATAGATAAGTCCTTTCTCGGGATGTTTGAACCATGGTCCGGAACCGTTGGCGCGGTTGCCGGACCGTTTGCGTTCCGGAGGGCCGCGTTCATGCCGCCTCCATGAAGAAGGCAATGAGCTTGCTCCGCTCGACGACCCAGCGGCCGTTCACTTTCTTGGCTGGCAGCTGGCCCTTTTCCAGCATGTCGAACGTCGCGCGCTGAGATCGCCCAATCATCTTTGCGATATCGGCGGCGCCCCAGATGAGGTCGAGCGCGACGGAGTTATCCGCATTTCTCGTCATAAATGGTAACCTTTCGTTATTAACATCACGGTAATGTAAATTACGGTGATTTCATTGCGCGTCAAGCGAAAAGAAATTACGGTGATGTAAATCTCGGGGGTATACGGAATGGCGAAGGTAGGGCGGGGTTCGGATCAGTTTCCGCTGAGGCTTCCTGACGGGCTCAGGAACAGGATCAAAGGTGCAGCCGATCGGAACGGCCGCAGCATGAACGCGGAGATTGTTCGGGCTTTGGAGATAGCATTTCCTGAACCCGTTTCGGTGGGGGCTCGCTTAGCGGACTTAGGGGTCTTGTTTTCTGCGCTCAGAAAGATGCGTGGTTACGATGCAGCGGTCGAAGCTATTACGGACGAAATCCTCGACATCATCACCTCGGGTGCGGACGGGCGAGATCCAAGTCTAGGTGATGAAGCGATCTCGGAGCTGCAAAAAGCTCTACTCAAGTGGAATGGTCAGCGAGAGGTTGAGGCAGCCGCTCACAAGAGGATCGTTGATGAAAAGTACAAGTCTCTGGAGAGTGAGTGATGTCCGTTCGCAAGCGTGAATGGACCACACCTAAAGGCGTCGAGAAATCCGCCTGGGTTGTAGACTATTTCGACACCACCGGCGTTCGCCGCTTGAAAACGTTCCGGCTCAAGAAGGAAGCTGACCAGTTCGCAGCTACGGCAACTGTCGAGGTGAGGGAAGGGACCCACGTCGCGGACTCGGCGAGCGTCACAGTCGAGAAAGCCGGCGCGCTGTGGGTCGCGTCTGGCGAGAACGCCGGCCTTGAGCGGTCGACCGTAAACCAGCGGAAGAGCCACCTTGAGCACCACATCGTGCCACTCATTGGCCAGGTACTGCTTTCGAAGCTCACGGTGCCGGCGGTGCGCGATTTCGAGGATAAGCTCAGGGAAGCAGGAAGGTCACCGGCGATGGTGAAGAAGATCCTCACTTCGCTCGGTTCCATCCTGTCCGATGCGAACGAGCGTGGTCTCGCTACACGCAATCCAGTGCGCGACATAAAAGGGAGCCGAAAGGGCCGCGACAGACGTCAGGAGAAGCGCCAGAAGGGCAAGCTTGAGGTCGGGGTCGATATACCAACTCGCGAGGAGATCAAGGCTCTTGTGGCCGCCCTGGACGATCACTGGAGGCCGCTGCTCGTCACGGCGATCTTCACCGGTATGCGCTCATCAGAGCTGCGCGGGCTGAGATGGCAGGACGTGAATTTCAAGAAGGGCGAGATCAGCGTCAACCAGCGCGCCGACCAGTTCAAGGCGATCGGCCCGACGAAGTCAGAAGCAGGCGTCAGGGCAATCCCGGTCCCCCCGCTCGTCATAGCCGCTCTGAAGGCTCATAAGCTCAAGCAGCCAAACGGCGCCCATCTAGTTTTCGCCAATCCTGATGGAGAACCCCGATCGCATACGAACATCATCAACAAGGGTTTGGTGCCGGCGATGATGAGGGCAGGGGTGACGGTCGAATCAGCCGAGCTCGACGAGGATGGCAAGCCGCTCCTGAAGGCGAAGTACACCGGCCTACACGCCTTGCGTCATTTTTACGCAAGCTGGCTCATCAATCGTAAAGAAGATGGCGGCCTGGGTTTGCCGGCCAAAATGGTCCAGGAGCGCCTCGGACACGCCTCCATCGTGATGACAATGGACGTCTATGGCCACCTTTTCCCCCGCGGCGACGACGGGACAGAACTGGCACATGCAGCGAACATCCTGCTCAACTGA